CGTCGTTACAGGATGCACAGATCGCGTCCGAGGCAACTGCGAAACTCAACCCACAGGGCCCAGATGTGACACCTCAACAGGAGCAACAACACCATGAGAAAACGACTCACCAACTCAGAGATCAAAGCGCGCCTCGTCCTCATGGTCGGAGTCGCGCTGTCGCTCACCTTCATCATGTCAGTCGGCATGATCTTGTACTCACTCACATTCGTCGTGCAACCGCTCGAAGTGTCACCCAACGACCAGAATGGGTGGGACACCCTCTCGAGCATCATGCTCGTTCTGGCTGGTGCATTAACGGGCTTATTAGCAGCGAATAATTTGAAGGACAAGGAACCCAAAGATGACATCTAGACCGTACACAGGTAACACCGACGGCAATCATCCGACACCGCGCGCCGGCACGAAACGATTCGTTGAGTTTTGCGAGTACTTGTTCGGTGTCAAGAACATCGGCATCTATGCGAACCGTCCGATGCGCTCGGGCCCACAGCTCTCCGTCCATGCGACATGGCGAGCGACAGACCTCAAAGGTACAAAGCCTCAACGGAAGGCTCTTGTGGAGTTTCTCTATGAGCATCGCGACGATCTGAACATTGAAGAGATCCATTCCTACGACGGAGTAGGCGTACCGTTCCCGACTGACAAGTGGGGCGCGGGATATCGTTCTTCGCGCGACAATTGGCTTAAGTGGACAATTTCTCGCAATGGTGGCACGCCCGGAGCCGATTGGGTACACGTCGAAATCTCGCCACTGATGGCAGATAATCCGAAGCTTGTTGAGGAAGCGTTTACACGCATCTTCTCTAAGTGACTTGACATCGCGTCGCTGATTCGGTCAACTGATTCAGCCAAGAGAGCACAGCAACAGCTGAGCCCCGACACTGGAGGCAAATAATGCACCCGTTCAAGTTCCTAGCGTTCGTCGCTTTTGCGTATTTCAGTCTGGTCGTGATTTTCGGATCAGGTGGTGACTCACCGCCAGAAACCACTGTCAAAGTTCCTCAGACCGTTCAGATCGTTCCCTTGACCGATGAGCAGATCGCAGACCAAGAAGCCCTGATCGCTCAGATGATCGCAGAAGAGAACGCCACGATCTACGACGAGCCCGTAGAGACCACTACGACGGTCGTACAGCTCGCCCAGATTGATCCTGACACCAAGTGTCAAGAATGGCTTCCGCTTGCCGTAGAGATGGGCTGGCCCAACAGGACAGAAGTCTTGCAGACCCTCGGTCGCGTCATGTGGAAGGAATCGCGCTGTCAGTCAATCTCAGCCGATTCAGAAGTCTTCAATGGATCAGATCACGGACTCACGCAGATCAACCAGATCCACGAGGAATGGCTCTCGGAGATGGGCTGGACTCTTGAAGACATGGCAATCCCATCATCAAACCTGCGCTTCGCGTTCTTACTGTGGAACAGTCGCGAAGAAGCTGGCAAGTGTGGCTGGCAACCTTGGAGCTTGCCATGCTGATTCGTCAGAACTGGCAAGAGGACGCGGCTTGTCGTGATCTCCCTGTGGACTGGTTCTTCCCTGAGCAAGGCCCGAACGCTTGGCATCAACTTCGTCAGGCCGTCGCCGTCTGTCAAGACTGTCCAGTGATTCAGGACTGTCTTGACTACGCGCTCACTTTTGAACCGAGAGCTCTTCCGGGTATTTGGGGAGGCACTTCAGAGAACCAGCGGAGGGCAATGCTCATCTCTGACCGACCCATCATGTAGGGTGCGGATTATCCAACTAGGAAGGAAATCCAATGAACGACCCCGACGGAATGGTTCAGACGATCAGAGAGCAAGAGAAGCACATTGCAGATCTTGAGCTCCGTCTAAAACTGAGAGACAAGCGCATCCTCTGGTGGCAAGGAATGGCATCAGATCTGTACGACGAGCTGATCGGCTTCTACAAGCCCGACAGCGATCCTTTCGGATCACTGACGTCAACAATCAACAGATTCGAGGAAGCTGTCAAGTATGAACCTCAGTGACTATGTGGATGTACCAACACGCTTCGCAGCTCTTCTTGCGAAGTGGCCTGAGCTTCGCATCAAGGAGCATCGTCCAGAGATCGTGACGATCGGCGACAAGACCTTCATTAGTGTCACGATGCAGGCTTGGCGTACTCCTGATGATCCGATCCCTTGTCAGGCGACCTGCTTTGAGCCCTTTCCGGGCAAGACCTCCTTTACTCGTGATAGCGAGCAGATGAACGCCTCCACCAGTTGTCTCGGTCGCTTGGCAGGGCTCATGATGTCGTTCCCGAAGATGGCCTCGCTGGAGGAAGTGGTGAATCGTCAGACCGAAGAGAAGCCGAAGTCGTTCTCTACTGACAAGCCTTCGGAAGCGCAGCTCCGTCTCCTTAAAGCCCTCGGACATACCGACACAGTGCCGGCGACAAAGCGTGAGGTCTCGGCTCTGATTGAGGCACTCAAAGAAGCTCAAGTGAACGCCAACGGAGAAGCCTTCTGATGATTCGAGTCCAGATTACAGATCGTCTCATTTTTGAGGCTGGTGAACTTTTGGAGGATTATGGAAATGCAAGTAATTACACGCCATCATGGAAAATGAATGCCGACTACAAAGAAGAACACCTTTTGCTGGGTGCGATCGGTGAGATCGCTGTCATTGATTATTGCTGGAATAATGATCTGTTGGCGTACAAACATAAAAAACACACGAGCGACATACAGCTTCATTCAGGTCACACGATTGAGGTTAAAACTCAAAGAGTAAACATTGAACCCAGAACGCATTATGAGGTCAATTTCGGAGCTCGTAACAAAGGCACTGAAAACTCAGACTTCATCTTCTTTAATCGAGTCCAGTTTGTCGCCGGCAGACCCGAGGCTGTTTGGCTTCTTGGTGGATGTTCTTGGGACAAGTTTTTCAGAATGGCGACATTTCATCGTGAAGGTGAACCAATAATGCAAACTTTCGCCAATGGAGATCGTCTGCTTTCTGGTCGCTACTTTGTGACCGATTGCTACGACCTACCGATCTCACAGCTCGCTCCACCAAGCGCAGCACTTAAACATTTCAAGTCCCTACAACAGAAAGAAGAAGCCCAATGAACCCCGACGACCGCCCAATCTCCGAATGGATGCAACCTGTCCGCCCGATTCGAATCCTGTTCCAAGCTGGAGAAGTTGTAGAACGGCATTACATCTACATCTTCGCCATTCGTACCGCTGGCAGTGAATGCGAATATCTGACCATTGACGGCATCTTCATTCAGGCTCGCTCAAAGAGTGTCATGTTTGCCGAGACTTTGATTGACGGTCACTGGTTGAGGCTTGGAGCATGATCCAGTATCAGGTGATCTGTATGTATCGAGTCGGTTCGGCCCGAGTGCTCACCGAGAAACAAGCGCGAGAGCTGCACACGAACCCTCACATCGTGATGACGATGCTCAACCAAGATCAGCATCTTGACCGCTATGTGAAGGTCATTGTGGATGGTACGGTCGCCGGCTATCAGTCGTACCGTCAAGGTAAGCGCGTGACATTGGAGGACATCGTATGAGCATCTACCGAGCACCAAGGCCAGAGTCAAATTGGACTCAGATCCGTAATGGCATCATTGACGACCACAGAATCACTTTTAAGGCGACCGCAGTGCTCATCTACATTCTGAGCAAGCCCGACAACTGGAGAACCTCTACGAGGCATCTGAGCACCGTTAAGAAGGAAGGAATAGACGCTGTCCGAACAGCCATGACGGAGCTTGAGTGCGCCGGCTATGTGCAGCGCAGAAGGTATCAAGACGAGTCTGGAAAGTGGCAGTACGACACTCTCGTCTACGACATCCCACAGCCTGTGAATAAGTCTGTGAAAAACACATCACCGCAGGTCACACCTCGTGAGGGTTTTCCCCATGAGGAAAATGCCGACGTATACCAAGAACTGAATACTAAAGACTACGAGAAAATCGGTAACCGTTCTCACATAGGAGATCATGAGCCCTGTGGACAATGTCGCGACACAGGCTGGAAGGTCATCAAGGGCCTAGAGCTAGAGAAGTGCGGATGCACAGTAGGGATGGAGCTTCATGGCAGGTAACCCGATCTACGGAACTAAGAGATGGCGAGAGCTGCGCAAACAGATACTCGAGCAAGACAGCGACTGCCACTGGTGCAGACTCAAAGGCAGAAGAATCAAGGCCACCAGTGTTGATCACGTCATTGAGATTGACGCCGGCATAGATCCCTACGACGCGTCCAACTTGGTTCCCTCATGTGCCTCATGCAACTCGTCCAGAGGCGCACGGTATGTCAACCAAAAGACCGCACAAAGAATCCAAAAGCGCAACGAAGCCTCCGATCTTTCTTTTTTTGGCAAACAGAACAC